CATTAAAGGTTCGTCCGCTGCAGTGAGTGCAACTAACCCGCTCGGCACACTGTCAAACAGTTTCCTAGAAGAGCTCCCCGTCGCGTACACGCTCGGAGAACTAACGACCGTCAGCGTGACTTTCATGGGCGGAACTTTCGCTTGGACTGAAGCCTAAACAAACCTAAACAAAGGACCCGACATGAAACTAACGATCCGATTTAATATCGGTTACGGACCCGCCACGATCACGACCACGCTCGCAACATTGGTTGCGTGGGAACGCAAGTTCAAAATGAAAACGGGTGACCTTGCCGAAAACTTCGGTATGGAAGATATGGCGTTTATGGCGTGGCACGCCGCGAAGATTCAGACCGAACACGGTCAGTCCATCCCCGTGGAGTTTGACTCTTTCGTAAACAAACTTGTGGACATTGAGATCGTGAATAGTGATTCGGGAAAAGTTACCCCGGTGGAAGTTTCAGACACTCACTAGCGCAGCTCCTGGTCCTAACGGGCTACTTCCCTGATGATGTAGAGTTTGATGTTGACGACCTCCTGACAGTCGCAGAGATACTGAAGGAGCGCAACAAATGACGATGCAAGTCCAAGGACTCGAGTCCACTTTGAAGGCGTTGCAGAAGATCCAGCCTGAGGTTAAGAAGCAGTTTTTTAAGGACGCGAAGAAGATTCTTAAGGTTGTCGTGGATGACGCTAAGAGTCTTTATCCTGCTGAGGATTCGACAAGAAAGAACGGTGGCTTTCCGTCTGGTCTGTCGCGTGCGTGGGCTCCAAGCGGTCGTCCGTTGTTCCCTTACTCGCAAGAAAAAGCGGTTAAGGGTGTGAAGATTGAAACGTCGTTATCTAAAAAGAAAGATGCAGTGTTGACTATTGTTAACAAGGACGGCGCGGCCAGTGTGATTGATTACGCGGGGACAAAAACAAGTAACGCGTTGGGCGCAGCTCTTAACGGGTGGGCGAGTAAACCGCGTGTGATGTGGCGTGCCTATGAGAACAATAAGGGCGCAGTTGAGGCAGAGTTACAGTTGTCTGTTGATGAGGTTATGACCCGAGTGAGTGCGTTGACGAAAGCGTTGGTGTTGTAATGGCTGTCCGTATTCCGATCATTACCGACCTACAGGACAAAGGGATTAGGGACGCTAAAAAGGCTTTTGGTGACTTCAAGACTGCTATCGGTAACGCTGAGGGTGGCTTAGGGAAGTTTCAGGCTGGCTCTAAAGTTGTGTTTGATACTGTCAAAGCGAACGCGGGCAACCTTGCTATCGCTGGCGGTGCAGCATTCGTTGCGTTTGCTGGACAAGGTATTAAAGCGTTCCAAGATCTTGCTTTACAAGCGGGCAAATTTGCTGATGCGACTGGTTTAGCCGTTCAGGACGCGTCGCGCTATATCGAATTCGCTGGGGATATTGCTGTCCCTATTGACGCAATAGAAGGTGCTATTGGTCGGCTCAATAAGACCATTGGTGCTGATCCCGACATGGTTCGCGATCTAGGAGTTGATCTTGTTTATTTGAAAGACGGGTCACTGGATGTTAACGAAACATTCTTGAACACGATCCAACGGATCAAGGACATTAAAGACCCGGCAGAGAAAGCGCGTGTTGCTGCGAAGTTGTTAGGTAAGGGCTGGCAGGCCACCGCCGAACTGATTGAGATGGGCGCGACTGATGTTCGTAAGGCTCTCAAAGGTGTTTCGGATGAGCAAGTTATTGACCCCGCAGAGTTGGAGCGTGCCAAGAAGTTTCGTGACACGATGGACGATTTGGCGGATAAGACTAAGAAGATTGCGTTGGCTCTCGGAGAGTTCCTTGTCCCGATCATTACTGACATTGTTGAGATTATTGATAAGGCCGTCACGGGTCTTGGCGATATGTACGGTTGGCTTCAGAAGCAGTGGAAGAAAACATATTTTAGTGACGCGTGGGACAGTCTTAACGAAACTGCGGACATGGTGTTTGAAGACATCAAGACGGGTTTCTCTGATGTTTGGTCAATGTTCTCAGACAAAAAAGAAGTGATCCCTGTTTTTGCTGAGGACATGAGGAACGCTCGACAAGATGCGAAAGACTTTAAGGAAGCGATTAAAGAAGCCCGCAATCCTTTAGATGAACTTACGACTTCAGTTGATAAAGCAGCGATCGCGATCGGTACTGCTGAAGCAGCGTGGAAGAATCTAATCGGACAGTTTGAACGCGAAGTCAGTTTTGACAAGTTAGACACCGACCTCAACACTTTGCGTGATACTGCTATTGCTGCGTTTAGTGGTGGCAAAGAAGAGATGGACGCGTTCCATGCAGCGCAGCTTGTAGTCGCTGAAGATTTCGCCAAGTTCGCTGAGAACTTCCCCCCCGAACTTTCCACACAGTTGGCTATTGAAATCAACAGTATGGACTTAGAACGACTCGAGCGTGCCGCAAACCTAATTAAGTTTCTTGAGTCCCCTATCGGTTCAAATGGAGTTGATGCGTCTATCTATCGTCGTGTGTCTACGCCGTTGGTGGCGGGTGCTCGTGCGAACGGCGGTCCCGTAGGTCGCGGTTCAACTTATTTAGTGGGTGAACGCGGACCCGAACTGTTTACGCCGGGTACGTCTGGGAACATCACACCAAACAACGCGCTAAGCGGAGGCAATATTACGATCAATGTCATGTCAGCAGACCCCAACGAGGTGGTTAGAGCCCTACAGGCATACAACCGCAACGTCGGCAAACTTCCAGTGAGCGTTCAATAATGGCGGCTCACGGTTGGCAATTTCTTTACGGTCCGACTTTTATTAACTTCTCTGACATTGTTCTATCTTTTAACGGATTTGACGGACGGCGAAATTACAACGATAACTACGCAGGCGGATTCTTTAACATCACAATCAAAAACAACTTGAACCAAATAGCGAATTTTCCTAGAGGTTTAGATATTCGTATTGAAACAGAGTTGGGTTATTCGCTTGCTAACGGTGTTGTTACAAACATTGACTTCAATGATTACCCCGGCAACACAGGTTTATCCACGGCAACAATTACTTGTGTAGATGCACTGTCGCTACTTGGCAAATTTCAACTTAAAGATTTCACTGGTTACATTGCAACTGACACAATCACACAAGCAGAGAAAACAAACAATTCGTTTACAGGCTTTGACATCCCGAATATTCAAGGAACCTCTGGTCGATCAACTGCTTCAGCCGCTGCCAGTTACACCGGGACAGTACTCAACAGATTGAATCTTTTAGTTCAAACCGAAAAAGGTTTATTGTTCACTGGTCCTTTTATTGACTTTAAAAGTAGAAACCAAATTTCTAATACTCCCATGTCGATAGCAATGACTCGTAACACTGTGAGTCCGACAACCCTTAAATATCAAGATTTTAAAAGAGTTGCAGCTGGAGACAACTTCTATAACCAAGTCACGGTTCAACCTCAAGCAGTCGCAGAACAACAGGCAGACAACACAGCAAGCCAGACCGCTTACGGGGTTTCGGGATACGCAATTTCAACGGTTGATTCGACAACCACGCAGGCTTTGGGCCTCGCCAACTGGTTGGCAAATATGCAGGGCGATCCGAACACTTTGAGGTATGAGGTCACTTTTACCGATGTTGATAACAACGCGGACTCTTTTGCCGACTTTTTTAAGGATTACAAAGTTGATCAAATTGCGATGTTGTCGCTTGAATGGCAGGCGCAGGGGCAGTCAACGGCAGTTGTTAATACTATTATTGAAGGCTTCAACTATTCGGGCAACCCGTCTCAAACTACGGTCACTGTCTATTTGTCCCCTATTGAGTATTACCAATATTTCATTTTAGATGACAACATTTACGGTCGGTTAGGTGGCGACGGGATTGTTTACAACCAGCCCGTTATAACCTACGACCAGTCGGGATGGGTTTATAATGATTCAAATGCGGACGATACCGCTTCACGGTTAGGTTGGTAACTTATGGCTAGTACATTCCCCACTTCACTGGACACTTTCACAAACCCCACTGCGACGAGCTTGTTAACTTCACCGTCGCACGCCCAACAGCACTCCGACATTAACGATGCGGTCGAGGCGTTGGAGGCGAAGGTCGCTATCGGTAATACGGTCCTAGGAACCTATACGGCATACACGCCGACATTCTTAACCGGGTTAGTCCTTGGAGATGGAACGGTTACGAGTTCTTATTGTCGAGTTAATGATTTTGTTCACTTTTGGGGCCGTGTAGTTTTAGGCAGTACAAGCACCGTGAGCAACGCTGGTGTCTACTTGACTACCCCTATAAACATGGACGCAACTGTTTCGGGCACTTTCCCCGGTACTGTTATCGGCCAAGCTGGTTATCGTGACGCTTCAGCAACGGTAGTTTATAACGGAATTGTTCAGACCTTAGGACTTGCAGGTTTTCCCAATCGCATCAACTTACTAATTCAAAACGCTGCAGGGACTTACTTAACAAGTGCGCAAATTGCTACGGCCTCACCGATGACTTGGACAGTGTCCGACACTCTTTGGTGGAACCTCTACTACAAGGCGGCATGATGAACCTATTAGCAGACCACGAAACATCAGCACCCGACGAATGGCTGATAGAGCGTATGCGCCTACGCCGTGACGCTCTACTAGTCGAGTCCGATTGGTCGATGATTCCAGATACACCAACCGATAAAACGGCATGGGCGACCTACCGCCAAGCATTGCGGGACTTTCCCAAAACGTGGACACCAGCCCCCACCGTCACATTCCCTGAAAGGCCCTAACTCATGCCCACGCCTAACGATGACTTCACTGCTGGCGAAATTCTGACCGCCCAAGAATGTAACAATTTTCCGCGTGGTGTCATGTCATATGTGCAACACATTACCAATGTCGCTTTCACGACCGAAACAACTATTTTGACTGCGACTACTTTTACGGCAGTAGCAAACCGCTATTACCAAATCACTTTTGTTGAACCAAGTCTCACTGCGTCCGCTACAGCCGACACGACACTAAGAATCAAACAAGGCGCAACAGTTCTTCAGCAGGGCTTACTCAGAAACCCAACGACAACAGGCTACGCGCTCACTATCAGTGTCGTAAAAACTTTTACCGCTGGGTCAGTCACCATCACTGGGACCGCTCAATCAACAGCAACAGGATCAGCGCAAGGATCAGCAACAGCCCCCGGCTACTTGCTTATTGAAGACATTGGGCCAGCCTGATGACTTTCAATCCGAGTAAAGCCCTCATCGCATTAGTCGGCCTGATCTGTATCACTGTCCTTTTGTCAATCGGCAAACTCCAAACATCCGAAGGTGTCCCGATCATCACAATGATTATCGGATACTCAGTCGGAAACGGAATGGCAGCACTTACCAACAAACCAGTCGAGCCGATCATCCGAAAGAAGGACCCCAAATGATTGCGTCAACTATTACCGTGACAACAAGCCCGACCCTAATAATTGGTGAAACCGCCAACGCGACCCGCACCATCTACTTGGAACCAGTCGGCAACGATGTCCACATAGGCGGATCGGCAGTAACTACCACCACTGGACTCGTAACCAAAAAAGACGTTATAACGATGATGATCTTGCCACCCCAAAACGGGCTATGGGCAGTCACCGCGACAGGGACAGTCACCGTTCGACTGTTGCAACCTGAAGGCGATTTCTAGTGTCCACCTACCCGGTACTTCCGATCATCATGCCGACCGACCTTAAAGGTCAAAAGAACGGTTACGTTGTTTCGGCAGTTTTGCGGACTATTCAAAAGCCGTCAGGGCAACTTGAAAAGCACGCCGCGACCGCATGGAACTGTTTACAACTCGCCGCCTACTTCAATAACCTGACCCTGAATCAGGTGGGTGCATACCGTAACTATGCTCAGCAGCTCGCGTTGTTCAATGCCAGATATTCGACTACCGACATGGGTCGCAAACCTCAAGTGACCCGTATTTGGCAAGGCAAGAAATACTATTTGAAGCCCGGCATGAGTCCGTGTGCTACACCGGGCAACTCGGATCACGGGTGGGGATTGGCTATAGACGTTGCGAACTGTTCAGTTAGTTCCCCAATTTGTAAATGGCTTTTGGGTGATGGTTTTGCTACTTGTGAGGCCCTGAAATACGGGTTCAGTTGGGCAGTGTCAGACCCCAAGAACCCTAACTTTGAACCGTGGCATCTCCAGTACGTTACGGGCGACACTTGGACCCCAGCAGTCCTAGACATGATTAAGGTTTTCCCCAACCTTGTCGCCTAGTGACTTGACATCCGACCTGTAAGTCGGTAAACCTACTCCCGACCTCGGAAACCCGACTCAGGAGGAAATATGCAACCGTCACTGTTTGACGAATTAACTGTCCCGGCTGAACTGCTCAAATATGAAGCGTTCAAAGAAGCGAACCCGTGGGTATTACCTAAGTTGACTCGAATGTGTGTCGACTTGCGGAACCGTGGGCATTGGCATTACGGGATCGCGGCCCTTGTGGAGGTGCTCCGCTATGACTACGCGCTCACTAACGATCCGTCTAGTGAATTCAAGTTCAATAACAACTATCGGGCTTTCATGGCCCGCGAGATCATGCTCAACAATCCGTTACTGGACGGCTTTTTCAGTACCCGCAAATCAGTTGCGGACTTATCAGAGGACTACTAATGAACCTTTTTATGGCTCGCGAGATCATGCAAAAC